GCCGTGTTAATTACAACAGGAACACCTAAGAAAGTAGGCTGCAATCCAGCGTAAACAGAATCTTTAATATAGTGGTTATCTGAACCTTTTAATAATAAGATTTTGTGGAAATCAGTTGGGTTAAGCATAATATAATCAGCGTTGTAGTTAGATAACGCTAATTGGTTTAATGCAGCAGTTAATACGTCAAATTCGTTAGCAGCTTCTACCGCTCCAGCGAATCCACCAGCAGCAAATGCAGTTGCATCAGTAATAATACCAGATAAGTTAGAACCTGTACCAGCACCGCTTAAAATTTGCGTGTCCTCAACTTCTAATAATTTTTCTGGCGCTCTTGCAGAAAGGTAAGAAGTTAATTGTGGCGTATCAGCTAACATTTCCTCTGAAATTCTAAAGTAAGTACCGATTTTTCTAACGTTAGCGTCAGCAGCAGTCATATCGAAATCAGACTGTGCCATTGTAACACCTTCTGCAACTGGTGCAGCACCATTAGAATATCCGCTTTCTTTTACGAATCTTACTACGTCAGAAGTTGTAGAACCTTGTGGTATTAACTGTCTAGCGTGTACAGGTCTTGTTGGGTCAAATTTGTACCCAGGTACTCTGTCAGCAGCAATAACTTCGCCAGTAAAATCAGCGCCAGTTGTCATATCAGCTTTAACCTCAAAAGAAGCAGAGCGTGAACCACCTTTTACAAGGCTTTCAATAGCACCGTCTTTTAACGCAGTCAATAAGCCGTTTTTAAAAGATGCAGGTTTAGAAGCCTCAAATCTTTTTTTAGCAGCAGTTTCGCTAGCGTCTAATCTTTCGTTAAGTTCGTTGAACTTGTTTACAAGGTTGGTAACCTCGCCTTTAATCATTTCGTCTGCTTTTCCTGTTGCAGACTCTAACGCTTGGCCATAAGCCTTTTCAATGCGTGAATCAATTTCGTTAGAAATATTATCTAACTGTGATTTTAAATTTTCGTCCATTTTATTATTTTTTAAGACTGTTATACAAATATTTCAATACCTCGCTAACATCTTCGTTTTTTGTTTCCGGCAAAGTGTCCTCAACAGACGGCTCTGTGGCATTTACAAATAAAGATTTTAGTTTGTAAAGTTCAGCTTCAATAGCATAGCCTAACTCGTCGGATATATCGCCCTTACGAATTAGTTTTGCTAGGTTATCATATTTATTAGCTATTTTTTCAACGTCCATATTACCTTTAACGTCTAATATTAAGGCTTGGTCGTTTGCTGCTAATGTAACGGCGCTAATTTCAAAAAGTTTAACCTCTCTAATTTCACGAACGCCATTAACCATAGCTTTATTGATTGGCAAAATACCAACGCTATTTTCAGTAACAACTCCTGCTTTAATTAATTGCATTACGTCTTTACCTAATCTAGTTTGCGGTATTTCAGCTTCAAATACTAAACCTTTTTCGTCCTCATATAGACTTAACATTTTACCAAGTGGCCAATCCATATTGTGCTGGTATAAATACCTAACACGGTCGCCATTTTCTTTTATGGTTTTAGTATATGCGCCTTTTGTAATTATATCGCCGTCCGAATCTTTGTTTCCAAAAACTGAACCGTAACCTTTAACAATACCGCTTTTATCGTCGGCATCTAAAAGTTCGCCCATTGGCGATGCTTTATATAACATCATAGTTTATAAAATTTTTGTAAAGATATTAAATTTTGTTTTATTTAAGTTAAGCCAAAACCTATATCAGTAATTATATCAGTTGTATTTGCGTCAGGCTTAGGAAATGGTGCGGCAGAACATCTGCAATTTACTACGTTTCTAGCGCTACCACTACCGGGGCCAATAATATATTCGCCGTCTACTAAAAAGTTTTTATTAAAATCTACTATCTGACCATTTGCAGCACCGTGCCATTCGCGTTCTCTGTCGTCCATAGACGTAATCCATTCCTTTTGCATATCCTGCCCAGCGTAAACACTTTGAGCGCTGCGCATAGTTGCTACATTTGCGGCCCTTGTTGCTTCGGTTCTAACTAAACGCCTAGCTTGAAATTTACTGTAATTATCATACTGGCGCATAAGCATCCTAGCCCTTACAACTTCGCCCTCTGCCATAAATATTGGGTCAGCCATTAGCTTACGCAATACCTTTAGCAAATTACTTTTTGCCGTGCCTTGCACTAAAGTAACCCTTTCGGCAGCCACTTGCATACCATAAGAGCGAAAATAAGCGCGCCAGCTTTCTTGCTCTTGGCTGGCATCAAATTGTTTTGAAATATATTTATCTGAATTTTTAGCGTACCAGTTTGCAAAGCGCATACCAATACTCTCGTAAAGGCTTTCATAACCTTTTTGGAAACCGTCCTTAGTAAATACCGCTAAAAGGTCAGCAGAATTTAAGGCGCCGTTTTGTGTGTATATATCAACGGCTTTTTTGCTTTCTGCTAAATAGTATTTTGTAAAATCTTGTAAACTTGCAGCTTCGGCAGTTTTTAAAAGGCTTTCAAAATCCTTTTGCCATTTTGCCCTTTGCTTATTATTCATTTACTGCTGGTTTGGTTCGTCTAGTAATGGGTCTGGCATATTTAACGGCATAAGGTTGGCTGGTATGTAGAAGTCATCCATTTGCACGTTTTCCTCTCTGCCATAATACATAGCCTCACGTTTTTCGTTTGGCGTAACCCACCAGGCTTGGCCAAGTTGCCCAACTATTTTTTCTAATTCGTCTTGCAGTTCTGGAACGGCGCTAAAATCAAAATCTATATAAACGTTAGGGCCATATTGTGGAGCTAACCATCTGTTCAATTCGTCTCTTAATTTTACCAATTCTGGAATTACCGCGTTTTGATATAAAGCCTTTTTGGCTTCTTTCATATTGTTGTAAGTAGAACTGTCGGTATTATTTAAAAGTTGTACCGGTACGTTGTAAACATTACAAAGGTCTTTAACAGTAGAATTGTATTGCTCAATAAGAGCCAAATCTGTTGCAGGCAATCCAAAGTTTACCCAGCTTAACTTAGACGGCGTTATAATAATATCTCCAGCATTTTGGCTGCCTTGGTGCTGCTTTCTAAATTTGTCTTTTAACGCTTGCGCTTGCACTTCGTTTATATCTCCTTCGTCGCTCATTAAAATACCTCTAGCCGTTTGGTTTTGTAGGTATTTAACTCCAGTTGTAAGTGCTTCGTTATTTGCAGTTAAAGAACGCAAACCAGCGCGTAATGGCGACTGTCCGTATAAATGCGTACCAGTACCGTCGTAATCTGGGTTAAAGTCTTTTATGTGGCATATAGCGTCAGCGTCTGCTTCAAACGTTCCGTTGTATTGCAGTTTATAACCTTGCACCGGCTCTAATATACCGCCACTTACAATTTCTACGTTTTGCGAAGGCAATACATAAAGTTCCGTAAATTTATTAGCGTTGCTTCCAGTTTCTGGCCCAATACCATAGATAAATCTATTTCCTGTCAATTTACCAAAAGCTATAATTTCTGTAAGCCAAGCGTTATAAGATTGCGCAGGGTTTGGGCGTTCTAATAATTCGTGTAATGGGTGTCCTTCTAATTCGTTAAACGCCTTAGCTTTTAATACCCTAGCATTGTGCATTACGTTGCCGTCCATATATCCGCTAGTCATTGATTTGTAGCGCTTAGAATCTGCAACGTTTTTAACCTCATACACTTGCAGCGGTATTGTAGTTGCCGCTTTTGTAATTAGGTTAATAATAGAGTAAACAGTTGCGTTTGTTTGGTAGCCTTGCTTTATATATGTGTCGTCGTTCTCTTGGTTCCATACAATGGAATTACCAAGCCAGTTATATAGCGCTTTATTGTAATTTATATTGGTGTTTTGTGCGCCTTTAGTAACAAGCGACTTTATTCTGTCCAGGATAGATGCCATTGTCTATATAAAATTTTTTGTAAAAATACGAATTTTACACTACAAAAAAGTTATTAATTAAATTACGTTCTATTGAGTAGCTAGTAACGTCTATATGTTCGTCGTGTTTAGCGTTTGGGAAAGTGCTAACTTGTTGTATAAACGCTTCGTTCCAATTATCTTTAATTAAAAACACCCTGCCACCTTCAATAAATGGCGACGATGCCCTGGCTCTTTCAATTTTTGAATACTTTACGAAGTTTGTTTTTAACTCGCTTACATTAAAATTTGTTTCGCGCCTTAATAACTGAACTAATGATTTCCCAGATGCTTTAGGCTCTACTAAAATTTGTTGTATATGTACACCGCAGCTTTTCACAAAACTTTCAATAAAGGTTTTAAGTTCTGGCATTTCTAAGTATTTATCTATGCTTTTAAGTATATACAAATTGCCGTCTTTACCTTTACCGCTTATCTGTATTCCTGTGGGGTCGTTTTTTGTGTCTTTAGTATATGCGCCATCTATAAACATTTCCCAATATACATCCGCTGGAACCTCGGCTTTGTTTATTATGCTAAACCAATCTTTGCGCCATTCCCCACCCTCTTGCGGTGCTGGCTCTTGCATATACTGACCGCTAAAAGTATAACGGTCTGCCTGCCTAATAGCTTCTAATTCGTCAAAGCTATGTTTGCTAGGCCATAGTGCATTATTGTTTTCGTCTATTGCAGCTAACTTTAAATGGTGCCATTTTTCTCCACTACCACCGTCTAATAGATAGCCGCTTAAATCGTCTTCGTGCAACCTTTGCATAATAACTATAATAGGCACGTCTCTGCTATTTACACGCGACCTAATGGTAGTATTGTATCGGTTATTAATAAACGAGCGCTTAACATCTGAAACGGCGTCGTCCGGCTTTAAAGGGTCGTCAATAATAATAGCCCCACCAGTACCGGCACCAAATCCAGTTATAGCACCCCC